TGAAATCGGCGAGATATTTGGCTTCAAGATTCTTGCAACGAACGCTTGTACAGTTGACCGCGCTGTTGCTTATCATCGCACTCATGCAGTGTTTGCAATGCAGCAAGCTCTTCGCTTCAAAATGCAAGATAACCTTGACCAGGTTGCAACCAAGTGCTTGATGACTGCACTCTACGGCGTCAAGACTCTAGATTCAGGGAAGCGTGGCGTCCTTATGGGTTCTGCATCTTAATAACTAGGAGAGAAAAGTGAAGGATATTCATTCAAGGCTCACAATCCAATACGGCGCTACGTTCACAGATGTGAGTGATAGTTTGTCAGACTTTGCTGTTGATAATGCGACAATCACGCTGCTAAATACAGACTCGTTGTGGGTTGGTTTTGAGAAGCCTATCTCTTCACTTTTTTTCTATCTCACGACCCCATCGACTAGTGCTAGAAAAGTCACCGTTTCAATGTTCAATGCGAACATCAACGCTTGGGATGTTGTGCAGTCTTCTGATGATACAGCAGGCTTCACTCGTTCAGGGTTTCTTTCTTGGATTCTTCCCGACCAAATCTCACTTGCAAGCGTCAACACGGTTTCCCAATATTGGGTAAAAATCAATGTTGATACGAGCACAACTGCGATGGTAGTCAGGGCTGTTTCAGCTCTCTTCAGCGACGATCGAGAACTCAAGAAGGAATTCCCTAGCATCCTCAACAGCAATTTTCTTCTCGGTGGCACAACAGATCATTATCTAATTCATGAGACTTGTCGCAATGATATCGTGCAGTACTTCCGCAAGAAAGGTTTGAGGCGTCTAGGCGCTGATGCCATTCGAAAGAAGTTTATGGCCTTTGATATCATGGATATCGACGAGGTTCGCACCGCTGCCACATATCTCGCTCTCTCAAAGATATTCTCCAACGTAGCGAATAGCGCGAATGAAGAGGATAATTGGCTTGCGAAGTCCAGGAAGTACAAGAAGATGTCAGACGAGGCGCTTAACACGGCTTATTTGACGTGGGACCATTCGAGTGACGGTGCAAAGAACGAGCAGGATCAGATCGCAAACATAACACTTCATAGGTGAGAAACATGAGCTTGATATCAACAGTGTACTCCGGCCTTAAAACAGTGATACAAGCCACATTAGGCACCGATTATTCAGAGCTTTCTCATTGCTACGATATAGAAAAGAACAGTTTTGAGACAGCGACAAAACGGTGGGGCCTCTTGCCTTACGGCGCTCCTGAAGTGAATGGAGAAACAAGAGCAAACACGAGCGATCTGAAGTTTATCCTCTTGCTCACAGATGAGTTTGGTTCGACAGAAGAGAGTGATACTTCTGTGATAGCAAAAGAGATAGAGATGATGGGGAAATTCGAGGACTTGTGGAAAGCCATAACGTTGCAAAAAGCAGGCTGCTCCTCAGTTTGCATCACTACAGGCGGTTTTACAATTCAAAAGGCAGTAACAGTTGATAAAACACGCATTATCGTAGTTGATGGCGAGTGTTTTGTCAGAGTACGCAATCCATTTTAAGGAGTTAATCTCATGGCATATGTAACGAAAAACACCGCTGTGGTGTATGTAACGAAAGAGTCTACTGAAGGCGTCGCGGTTGCCCCTGCTGGTACCGATGCAGTTTCTATTACAACAGATTTTGAAATGAATGGCGAGAAAGAGCTTGTTGAACGCAACAATCTTACGACTTCCATCATCAAAGAAATCCCCCGCGTTGGCATCAAGTCAGCAACGCTTTCCCTAGCTGTCGAAGCTAAGGCCAACACGGTTGAAGGCAGCGCACCCGAAGCTGCTCTTCTTTTTGAAGCAGCACTCGGCACCGTTCGCTCGCAGACAAACTCTGCTACCACATTAACAACCACTAACTTAACTACCATCCCAGTCTCGGCTGTGACTGGTTTTGTAGCTGGCGACATCGTCATGATTAAAGATACAAACATCACGGGCGGATATCACATCTCACCGATTACAGCAGCGGCTGCTAACGGAACAAATGAGGACACGGTTACCCTTCTCATTCCCTCACCCGTAGCGCCGACAAATGGATCAGCCATTGCCAAGTTCACCACGTTTGCAACCGCAAATTCAGGTCATCCTAGCCTTACGGTTACGACTTATCTTGAAGATGCTATCAAGCTTCAAGCAACCGGCGCAAAGGTCGGTAGCCTCTCCTTGGAGGGTTTTGAGACAGGGCAAATTGGCAGCTTTAACTTTGCTCTCACTGGCATGGGATACGAGGAAACTCTAGCGGCTTCTGGTATCACCGCAGTCAATGACGCTGCTACCCCTCCTTTGGTTCTGTCTGCTTGTGTCTACAAAGATGGCATTGCTATCCCTGTCAATGGCTTCTCTTTGTCACTAGAAAATACTCTTGGCCGTATCACGTCGACGTGTTCAGCTAATGGTGTCATCGGCCAGAAGGTTACAGAGCAAACGATTTCTGGAAGCTTTACGCCTTACATGGATACGACTTCTGTCGCCTTGTTTACTGCCTTCAATGCAAACACCGAGTTTTCGATGTGTGCAATCTTGAAGAACCCCGGCGCTACTGCTGGCACGTTCAAGGAAGTAATTGGTGTTTACCTGCCTCGTTGTATCATCACTGCGATGCCAAAAGCAGATCAGGATGGAGTTATGACCTACTCGATCGAATTCACTGCTGGCTACTCAACGACAGTTGGAACAGCGCTAACGATAGGATTCATCTAAACGACCCTTCCTGAAGGCTCTCTTTTGTTTCATTTTTGGGGGCCTTTCTGCTCACCTTTCGCGGTGAGCTTTTTTGTGGTAAAAAAGAGACTCGCATATCTAGGCGGTAGATCGGTTTCTATCGTCTAGTTCACTTAAGGGAGACGTTATGCTAATCCACAAGAAATCAGACAGAATCGAAGTAGAATTCACTTGCGAAAACGACGAGAAAATCACCGCTTACTTTTCCCCGCTCACGGGCGGAGAGAAGAGCCTAATCATCGCTCAGGCTCCCAGCCAAACAGACACGGCAGCCGTGTTGGGATTTGCGAAAGCTGTAATTCGCTCTACCCTCAAAGAGATTCGGGGCATCACATGCCTGGACGGTTCGTCTTACGTCCTTCAGATTCAGGATGGCAAAGTCACCGAGGAGTGCCTTGACGAGGTAATGAACATTCCAGAGTTGTTTAGCAAGACTATGACTGTCTCCTCGCTATTCCTAGCAGGCATTCCAAAAGACGGCCAAGTTATCAATCCCGCAAACGGTGAGCCAGTCCCGGGAGTCATCGTAAAAAAAAGCATAGTCCAAGCGAAGAACTAAGCGAGCAAATATTAGTCCCTCCCTTCCATTACTCATGGGTTGACCTGGCCCTCATTCTTTCAGCTCCCTCAGTCTATGATCGGTTCTCGCTTCCCATGAGTATCGAGTTTCTTTTAAAGAAAAACAATTGTTTCGCACAACGAGAAGAGCTTTTGAAAAGAAAAGACGAAGGAGCTCCAATCCTTCTTAGGAGCCTTACCACGCGATGTAAAACGATCGGAGATACAATCCACTACCAGAATGATGAATTTCTCTCCAAGGCGTGCCCATGCAAGAATTTGCATCCTCTTGCCTCGACTCTGGTCAAAATGGCAAATGCTCTCCAAGCGGGAATCTTGCCTTACGAAGGTGGCCTCTTAGACCAGCCTGTAATTTTGATGGAAATGATAGAGATAGCGCAAAGATGTTTGCGAGATTATGAGGACAAGATGATGAAAGAAAGCCAGAAGAAAAACGGGGCGAAGCGGTGATGAGGTTACAGCCCTATCATTTTAGATAGCCTTTCATACTCTTCTGTTAGTAGAAGTTTTTCTTGATATTCAGGCATCGGTTCAATTGTTTTCTTGATAACCTCGTCTAAGATCTTGTTTACTTCTCTCAATTTCGCAGCGACTTCTCTTAACTCGTCAAGGTATTTGTTAATCATTGCGCTTCCTTTGCTTCAAATGTTGGGGTGAATCCGATCCGTTCGATGATGTCCTCTCGTTTCTTGGTTAATCCTTCTATCTGCTTCTCGGTGAAGTACACTTCCGCGATTCCCTTCTCTGGGTCTTCTGCTGTTTGTGGGAGAATCGTCTCGACCTGGAACAAAGGAGGGAAGCCGTCGAGAGTGGGAAGCTGCACGGGCACTCGTAAGATAAGTTCCTTTTTGGGGCGACTCTCTTTTCCGAGAAAACGAGCAAGCTGATTTTGAGTTTCAAAAAGCTTCTGGCTCATATCGACTAGCTCAGCGTGAAGTTTCGGGATCTCTTCAAAAACTAGTCGCTCGCAGGCAAGGAAGTATTTTCTGACCTCTTTGCCCTTTTTCGTTCGTTCGGCCATGCCTAGCTCTTTGGCAATGGACATAGAAACACGGAAATCTGTAATATCATTGTACTCATTTCTGAGTAGAGTGAAATCAATGCCTTCCATTAATTCTAGGCTTTTTATCCTTCGACTCACCCAGTCATTGAATCTTGCTTCGACCCCTAACCAAAGATGCAAATTCT